ATTAGGTTTGAGGAGATAGCGATGAACGATGAGTTCCATGATGACCCCGAGTTGATGTATAAGTCGTGGTATGGGTCGGAGAATCTAATGAGCCGGCTGACACCGGAGAAAATGCAGTGGGCGTTGTGCTGGGGATATCTGATGGAAGAGGGATTCTACCCGCCCCGGCTACTTGGTACTAAAGATGATATTGTGTCAAAGCCGGGTTATTATAAAGCCACATGGGAGAGTAACGTCACCTGCATAGCGTGGATTAGGCGACTGTTAGAAACCGAGGGGATAGGCGGCGTGATGTGGTTAAAGCACTTAGACTACGATCCAAAGATGTCGGTCAAGGAACTATCCAAGCATTACGGTTACGATATTGAAACAATAGTGAGCCTGATGAATATAGCAATCAACCATGCGTGCAAGAAACACATGGAGAACAAGCACATGTGGGGGCGTCATTAGCCCTTAGCGCCTCCTAGCCGACTTGACTACTGTTTACGGCTATGGTAATCTTGGGTATCAAGCAAAAGGAGGTTGACAATGTGTCTTGATACGGTAGACAAAGAGGTCAGGCAAGTAAAAGATGGGTACAAGGTAGTACATTTAACCGATGGGGACTTTTTTACTATATGTTATAGGACGGAGAAACCGCTCCCTGCAGGGGAATGGCTAGATGAAGCTGACTATGCTAGAGATGAGAACGATTTAATCACCACTTTTTCCTCTGGGGTTTATCCTCGCGGGTGGCACTCATACATCACCAGGGAAGATGCAGGGAATTCCGGCTTTCACTTTGACGCAATAGTAAAGGTCAAAATTAAAGAAGTCCTGGCATCGGGCACGCAATGGGGGAATGGCGTAGTAGTCAGCAGGTTCATCAAGATTGTGGAGGTTAAGTAATGAATGAGAAGCAAGCAAGGGATAGGGGATACTCCTTCACGGGGGTTTACAACTTTGCGAAAGAGGATTCCGTGGCGAGACTAGACCAAATAAAGGCAAACAGGTATAAGGCAATCTTGGTTTACGTTCCCACCAGTAAGTATTCACGTGGTGGTGGGTCAGGGGGATACTCAGTCTATGCCGAGGCAAAATACTTCAACGACATAGAAAGATGCGACCTGCAAGTCAGGGTGGCCGGCATCCCATACCAAAGGGAAAAGGCGCTCGATGATTACCAGGCAGTGCTGAAGAAAATAGATAATAATGAAAATAGGTTTAATGCTAGGCTAGGAGAACTCGGAACCAAGGAGGCACTGAAATGACTGGACTACAAGCAATCGGCGCAGTGGTAGGAATCTGCGGAACAGGTATAGTCGCGATACTAATGTTAAGGTGGGTCGGGAGGCAGAAATGACAATACGAAGAAGAATGGCAATGAAAGGGCATCCGCTAACTAATAACGAGGCGGCAGTCCGGGACCATAAGCCAATACTGGTGGCAAGCCCACAGGGTAGGGTAATCACTTGTAAAGACTGCGGGGAGTCAGGAACACGAGCCGGGGGGCTGCACAAGGTAGGGGATGATTACTTATGCAATGATCGAGAAACGTGCGCGATACTAACCCGGCAGAAGACCCTACTGATGGGGCAGAGGAGGGTTAAGTGACGGTTATAGAATGGCTGAGAGAAATGGGGCAATCTAACACCAGCACCAGTGAGGATGACTTTAGGATGCAAGCTATACTCAGGGGTGATGCTTTTCCGAATGCAGTTGTAACGTGCGGGATAGTTTACCTTGAAGGGAAGGGGACACCAAATGCTCCGCCAGTAGACATCCATCTTGCGGCTAAGTGCATGGTGGCGATCCTTGTCCTAGTAGGGGTGAAGTAATGGACGCCACGTTATTCCAGAAGAAGAAGATTGCACAGCTCTGCCAGGCTAAGGGGATCAAAGAGCCAATAGAGGAACAGCCCATGAGCCAGGGGGAAGCCGGTAGATTAATCAGGGAATTATCAAGGGGGTTAAAATGAGAGAAGGATGCGAACTAATCGTCAATCTAAAGGTCAACAAGAAGGATCTGGCAGCACACATGACCAAACACAGGGACAAGTTCTTTGATGTGATATCCGGTAAACTACTCGAATGCTCTAATGCCAACAACGGGTGCGGTGAAGCATTCCCTTTGTTCGATGTAGTAGATGATGTGGTAGTGAATACGGGGAGAACGATTTGGAATCCAACCTGCCCGGACTACAAGAGGTGTAACCGCAGGTATAACGGATTATGCAAGATGGCAGAGGGGTTTGAGGTACATCGTAGTGGGTAAGATACAAGGGTTTATTGATAATGGGTATCTTCGGTTAGCAGGCTATATCAGGGGAGTCTTTATCCCCAAGCGATGTAGGGTGTGTGGTTGCGCGCTCACCCTCAAATATATAAAGAGAGATAAAGGCTATCTTTGCCTGGCTTGCCTGAGAGAAAGGAGAAGGAAATGAGCGGGGAGGAAATGTTATTGGCCCGGATATTCCAATACGAATACATCCCTCCTGTCCCTATCCCTAAACGGTGCCGTGTGTGTTGTGATGTGCTTGATGAAGACTATCAGAAACGGGGTAGGGGGCGTCTCTGCCTAGAGTGCTTTAGGGAATACAGGCGTTGGATCGTGGATTGCGGTGCAATAGCCAAGTATGCACACCAATATAAGCATGAATGTAGCATAGAGGGATGCCACAAAGAGGGAGTCCGCCATCACCCGGATTACTCTAAGCCAGATGAAATTGTCTGGCTATGCCCCCACCATCACGCCCTTGAACATCGTCAGGCTTGATTTTGGGGGTACACGCATCTTATACTTAGGGTAGAGATAGTAATATATACTTTCTTTATTATCCAAGCGGCAGCCATTACTTGACTCTGATCGGAACAGCAGGCGGAGCCGGCGATGCAAAACAAGACATTTCCGGCCCGCATTTGTTTACTGGCTAGTCTATAGGCTAAGGAGATTCTAGCATGCTGCAAGAATACTTTGATGCTAAGTTGGCTGGTGTTTTAGTTGAGTTCGGGGAATACCTGGATGAGAAGATAGGGGAAAAAGTGAGTGAAGCACAAGTAGGTGATATCGTCAAGGTAACATGGCTGGACGCTTGTGGGGAGCAGGACGACATACCCGAGTGCGAGATTGCTAATGTAACCCCTTTGATCCGGCATAATTACGGTGAGGTATTGTCGATAGATGACAAGGGGATAAGGATATGCTATGGCGATATCATGTTCCCGGCAGAACGGGCATTGAGTAATGTGCTGTTTATTACTACCGGCATGAAAACCAATATTGAGAAGATAATACCTGACCCCAACTGGGATTGAGATGAAACTAACACGTAGACAGGAGCAATTTACCCTTAATCTTATGGCAGGCATGAGCCAGTATGAGGCTTATGTAAAGGCCGGTTACTCCGCAAAGTTGACTAGGGCTACTATTGATGTTAATGCGTGTAGATTGGCTAAAAATACCAAGATACTACTAAGACAGGCAGAACTTAACCAAAAGGTTGAAGCAAACAAGGTGGCGGGGGTAGAAGAACGTAAGTCTATTCTTACCGAGATAGCCCGAGCCAGGCAGACAGACTTTATGACCTGCAGCGCTGATGGTGTATGGATGCACGATATTGGCCCAGAGACAATAAACAAGGCCGGGCTAAAGCAGATACAAACAACCACCATGCCATTCGGGAGTAAGGAAGATAACCTTTCTGTAATTCTAACTAAGGTAGAGTTGACTAATCCGATCCAGGCCATAGCCGAGTTAAACAAGATGGAGGGAGCTTACGCACCGGAGAAACATGAAAGCATTAATCTTAACCTGGAAGCTAAGGATTTAACCGATGCGGAATTACTCAGCATTATCAACGGAAGACGTGGCGGAGGAGTATTACCGGAGGAGGCAGGCCAGGGATAGGCTATTACCCTTTTGCCGTTACACCTTCCCGGCTTACAAGACACCCCCTCATCTTGTAGCCCTATCAGAAGCACTTGAAGCAGTTGAGCGCGGTGAACTCAAGCGGCTAATGGTAGTAATGCCCCCCAGACACGGTAAGAGCGAGCTGGTGACGCTTCGTTTCCCTTGTTGGTACTTAGCCAAGCATCCCAGGGATTATATAGTACAATCAGGCTATGCCGAGTCGATAGCTTTAACCCACTCCCGCAAAGCAAGGGACGTATTTATCTCCCCTGAAATGACTACGCTCTTTCCTGACATTCATTATAGACCAGAGAGGGCAGCACAGGAAACAATTATACCGATAAGGCAAGCTGCCCATGAGTGGGGGACTAAGCAGGGTGGCTCTTATTATGCTGTTGGTATTGGCGGTGGTGTAACTGGCAGGGGCTTCAATGTAGGGATTATAGACGATCCCGTCAAGGATGCTGAGGAAGCCGAAAGCATCACAATGAGGGAGAAGGTGTGGGAGTGGTGGAAGACGACCTTTCGGACTAGAGCAGCGCCGGGCGCTGCTATCATCATTGTTATGACCCGGTGGCATGAAGATGACTTAGTGGGCCGGATACTGAAGCAGATCAAAGAGGACCCGGCTAGTGAGAAATGGAAGATACTGCACTTCCCCGCGATAGATGAGGGGAAGGCGTTATGGGCTGATCAATACCCCATAGAAGAACTAATGAGCATCAAGCGTGATGTAGGTGGCAGGGTATTCGAGAGCCTTTATCAAGGCAACCCGACTATAGCAGAGGGTGAGTTATTCAGGCGAGAGTGGTGGAAGTACTTCAGGGAACCCCCCAAGTTCGAGAGGATAATCCAAAGCTGGGATACTGCCTTCAAAGACAAGACACAAAACGATTACTCCGTTTGTACTACATGGGGAGAAGCCAGTAATGGCTACTACCTGTTGAGCCTATGGCGAGATAAGGTACAATTCCCTGAGCTGAAGATAGCAGCCAAGGCGCTATACGAGAGGGATAAGCCCAATCTAGTCATTATTGAGGATAAAGCATCAGGGCAGTCTTTGATCCAAGAGCTACAGCGTGACACCAGAATCCCGTTATTACCGATAAAGGTTGATGCCAACAAGGTAGCCCGGGCCAATGCCTGCACCCCATCGATAGAAGCGGGCAAGGTATTCCTACCCGAATCAGCCCCTTGGTTGATAGATTTTATAGATGAAACCGCAGCTTTTCCTAACGCTGCCCATGATGATCAGGTTGACAGTGTTACCCAGGCATTAAACTTTATGCGGACTGAGCCTGACTACGAGGAAATCCAAGTGTATGACGCGATTAGCTACGAGGGAGTTAATTTAGACCTATGAATAAGAAAGAACCAAAGGCTATAGTGTTGGGAGGAGATCTAGAAACTATTTTACGTGAAGCCACCACTAGTGTTGAGGCCGATCTAAAACTGGAAGACGCAGGCTGGTTTAGCTTTAGTGCTGCTACCGGGGATGTCATTGATGCCTCTACTCGCATTAACAATGTCAAGTGGTCCCGGCTGTATTACGCAAAGGACCCACTAGCCAAACAGGCTATTAGATTATGGACTGATTATACGTTCGGCACCGGCATGACTTGGAGCGTAGACGAGAAGAACGAAGCAACTAAAACAGTATTAGAGGCGTTCTGGAATTCAAAGACCAATCAGTCTGTCTTATCCGCTCGGGGCCAGCGTAAGACTAGCGACAAGGCACTGGTGGACGGTGAGGTATTCTTCGCCATCTTCTTAGGGGCTGTTGGTGAAACCAAGATAAGGATAATCGACCCCCTGGAGATAACGGAGATAATCACCAACCCGGATGACAAAGAGGAGGCGCTATACTACAAGAGGGCGTGGACAGACGCCCAGGGGAAAGGGCATGTATCAATATACCGAAGCACGATTAACCCGAAGGGGGAACCAGCCAAGGATAGCACGGGAGCTGATGTTGCTCACACAGACGAGGCCCTGGTTTATCATCTTTCCTTTAACACTATCAGTCAGAGGGGGAATCCTCTACTACTACCCGCGCTTGATTGGATAAAGTACTACCGGAAGTTCTTATCATCCCGGATTGCCATTATGTTAGCTTTAGCACGGTTTGCCTGGAAGTCCAAGGTCAAAGGCGGGTCCACTGCAGTTGCCTCTATCAAGGGGAAGCTAGACGGGAAGACACCGGATGCCGCTAGTACGTTGATTGAGAATCTAGGATCTGATACTACCCCCATCAAAACAGAGTCCGGTGCTGCAGGGGCGTATCAAGATGGCCGGCAGATCAAACTACAGATATGTGCAGCCGTTGGTATCCCTGAGCAATACTTCGGCGATATCTCGATTGGTAGTCTAGCCACTGCCTCGACGGTTGAACTCCCTATGATGAAAATGTTCCAGTCTAACCAGCAGGTATGGGCTGATACTTACCAGGATATCAACGAGGTTGTATTGGAAGGGGCAGGGATTAAACCAGACAAGTGGTATGTGGATATGGACTTCCCTGTTATAGCCCCTGATGACGTAGCACAGGCCGCACAAGCGATGGCACAGATACTTCAGGTTATGCCAGAGCTAGGACTAGCAGATGATGTCAAACAAGTAGCGTTGATGACTATGGGGATCAACGACCCAGCCCAGGTATTAGAGGATATCAAGACAGCCGGGGACGAAGCAGCGAAGGCTGAGGAATCTGACCCCAACGCGACACTACTCAGGGGATTAAAGAAACTCTACGAAAGGCTTGCCATTACTGGATAGATTGTGGTATAGTTGTGTTTTGATGGCCTGCGGGGGTGTCGTTTTACCCACGATTAAATAGGTCGAGATCAGCCCTCGCAGGTTAATACAACAAACCATGTGGGGTGAAAACGGGCAACGGCGAAGCCCACAAACCGATGGCGAGACCAACAATTTTGTGGCGAGCATAATTGTTACGGACCTAATTTTAGGGAGTGGAAAGACACCTACCCCACAAATAATAATAAGGAGCAGCGAGATGAGGTTTACAGTACCGGACCCAGCAGGGGGCCAGATGACCATAACAACTTGTGATATCTGCAAGGACAATGCCCCGGTA